TTTCAGGTTGTGCATCATAGATAGTGTATTGTGGGTTTTCTTGGTATTCTATTGTGTGATGCCATTCACATTCATCACATGCAATGTTTAATGCAACTCTTATTTTCTCTACAATATCTTCAGGCATGTGTCCTTCTTCATTAACAAACCACTTATTACCACCCTGTCGTATATCCTCGTCTACATTGCCTTCTGTAATAACACCAGTGTCGGCATCTACATCTTGATTTTTTTGTCCAATCATAGAATTCTTTAAAGGTAGTTTATCTGCAGCTTTATGAATTCTTGCAACCTCTTCGGGTGTAAAGAAACTTTGTGCAGTCCATAGGTAGTTTTGTAATATCATATTATTGTCCACTCATAAATTTTCTCCAATCAATCGTATTACGGATTGTTTGGTGTCTCCAAGTGATGTTAGTCATACACTCTTTGAGATAGTCTATTGTTACTTTTAATAGTTCTTGTCTTGCTTTCATTTCAGATAATTCTTTATCTGCATTAAAGAAGTAGTGCATATCTGCTTTCATCACACTTACTCCGTTTAGGGGGTCAACATCCCAACCCAATTCTTTCCTTCTGTCTTCGTCCATCTTACCTGTATACCACAACCACTTGTCTCTAAGTAGTTCGTTGTATTTGAATTCGTATTGTTTAGATAACAGAATCTTACTGGTTAGTAAGTCTTGGTATTTTGCATGGAGTTTTGGAACGACTAATGAAGCTTTGTCTAGTTCGATATCATCTATCTCACAGTCATTGTTCCATTGTTCTTTGATTTGTTCTAAATTCATAACGATTCACCTATACTAGTTAACTACTAGTATAACATATTTATAGGGGTTTAACTAGTGGTTTTGATGTCGTAATATGTAAAACGAAACTCCACTGTACAAGTAACTGTCTCCGCCTCTGCACCCGACTGAAGTTCTAGTCCACCAAGTGATATAGGAAAACAGTCATAGAATCTAAAAAACTTATTAGGTATATTCTTATTGGTGTTAGTAATCAATGTAATTTGTGAGTACTGATTTAAATCATTGTTTATATTGGATAGTTCACCAGTAGTTGTTTTCTGAGAATCAACATACGACTGAAAATCTGAAGATGAACTAACTGGAACAATTGCTTGCATCCAATCATACATCTCTTTGAAGTTCTCTAAGTCTTCGTCTACTAAAAAGGTAACAGCAAGTGTATCAAATGACACCTTGTCGCCAGGAAAAAAAGCATCAACCCCAATACCAAATGGTTGGTTTACTTCCGTAAACTGCAGGCCAGGTATATTAACAGACTGTACATAGTACTCTACAGTTGGAACTTTGTCTATTAGAAGACGAAAGTTATTCTTGTTAAGGAGTGATTTATTTATCTCAACCATTTATTTTAGTTATCCTTTTGTTAGAGGTAGTGTCATGATAATCTTCTCCTCTATACTCTCTTGTTGTTGTTTCTTCACAAAGATATCCATCTTTTATGAATGTTGTAATGGTCTTGCGACTCAATACATTTGTTGTTTCAATTCCATTAGGGAAAACTGATTTCTCCCATGGGCCTTCTTTCACATTGATTTGTTTTTCGTACATAATATTTCTCTTTCTTATACTATTTATAATATGTGGGTGTTTCCACCCACAAGGGTTTACTTCTCTGTTACAAACTCGTTGAGTTGTCTTGCAGTTCTAATAACCTCTTCACCAGTTATTTCTCTTAATGGTAAGGGTTTCTTATCATTAGGGAATGAGTCATTGTGTGCATAGATAGCATCAACTTCTCTTTGGTAGTTACTGGTCAAAAGACCTTCGGATAGGGATAGTAAGTCGGCTCTGATTTCAAAACCTGATTTTCCTTGATTTGACATATTGTTCTCCTGTGTGTGTATGTCGTAAGATTTATTCTTACACTAGTATTTAGGTAGTAAAAAACTTGACAACGGGGTCTATTTTTTGTTATACTATGTATATAATGAAAAAACAAACTATAATTTTTGACGTTGATGGAACTATTGCTGATGTAGAACATAGAAGATATCACGTTACCCAACAACCTACCGACTGGAAAGCATTCAAAGAGGCGACTCAATTTGACACTCCTGTACAGTGGGTTTGTGACCTTGCAAAAAAACATATCGAAGATGGACATGATGTTGCATTCTTCTCTGCAAGAAACGAATCACAAAGAAGTCTTACTGAAGCTCAAATTGATGAGTGGATTGGTAAGGGTCATCAAGGATTGTTCCTTAGACCCGAAGGTGACTACAGACCCGATGAAGTGTTCAAATCAGAACTTGCAGATAAATTCGAAGAGTTTGGTGGTAAGATTGACCTTGTATATGATGACAGGAATAAAGTTGTTGCAATGTGGAAGGCAAGAGGTATCACTGTTGTTCAAGTTGCAGAGGGCGACTTCTGATACTGCAACGTGCCACTGCAAAGCCAAAAAAAAGGGACTCAATTGAGTCCCTTTTAGTATCTCCGAAGAGATTAATCGTAAGATTCTTACAGAATGTTTGAAACAACAAACTTTCTATAGTACTGGTTAGTACCGGCTGATGCCATTCCGTCTGCAGGTGTATTACCTACAAATGGATTTGAAACCATTCCGTATCTTGTTTTAAAGCCGATTTTTGGTTGGAAAGTATTTTCTCCAACTGCACGAACCATTTGTAATGGAACGTATGGGCAATAGAACATACCAGCATCGTATGGATTAGTTCCTCTATAACCTACAGTTAAGTAATCAACACCAGCATATGGGTCGATATAAACTTTAACTCTTCCGTTTAGAATACCAGCAAATGTATTGCCAGTGTCGTCTACGTTTAGGTTAGTTGAAAGAGCAGGAGCGTAATCTAATACACCTGCCATTGAAAGTGCTGAAGCAACGTCTGAAGAACATAAGATAAAGTTACCTTTTCCTCTTCTTGTTTCTTTAGCAATTTTGTTTGACTCTCTTTCGATTTGAAACAATAATCCTTTGAATTTCTCAACAGACCATCTACCGTTAGCATCAACATCTAAGTTGAAAGTACCTGCTGCTGCTGTATCAGCTGCACCAGTTTTTGCTTGAATATTGACATTTCTGACAACTTCACGGTTAATCTCTGCAAGAATTTCTGATGAAAGAATATTTGCAAGTTCTGATTCTGCGTCAAGACCGTGGATTGCTTTAAGGTCTTGTGCAAGTTCTAGTGTGTATTCTGCTTTTAATGCTCTTGACTTGGCAGTAACAGTAGCTTTCTCAATTGAGAAACCCATTTGAGCGAAACCGTTTGATGCTTCAACGTCACCTAATGCTTCTGCAGATGCAGTAGTCATTCCGTTTCCAGTTGTGGATTCGTATGAAGGTGTTGAAGTATCGAATGGGTCTGAAATGTCGTTAGTTCCGACACCGTCAGCAGTTGGGTTAGCAGCTGAAGAGTATCCAGTTCTAACTTCGTCAATTCCCATTGCTTCTGATTTAGCTAATCTTGTTCCTGAAGGATAATCGTTATATCTTGCTTTCATAGCAAAGATTAATCCTGTTGGGCCAGTCATTGGTTGAACTCCGCAAATGTCGTATGCAACGAGATTTGGCATAGCACGTCTAACTAGGGAGATTAAAATCGGATCCCAATTAGATATACCTGTTCCAGTAGCATTTAAAGGTGCTGCTTCTTGCAAGTTTTGCTCTTGTAAAGCTTTTTCTTGGTTCTCAAGAATAACAGCAGTAACCGCACGTTTGTAGTTATCTTCGATTTTTGGCAAATCGGAGTGTTCTAGAATCGGCGACCACTTTTCTTGTAAGTTTTCTGATAAAAACATTTTATTTTTCCTTTAAATTAAAACTTAACCTAATGGTTGAAGTTTTTTGATTGCTTGAGTGTATCTAGACATTGATGGGTCTAACACAACTTCAGATTTTTCAACCTCAAATTCGTTAGCACCTTCAACAACTAGAGTCTCTTCCGTTATCTTTTCACCTTCAGCAGGGAAGTACGCATTCTTTACTTCAGAAATTTTCTCAGCGAAATCTTCTTCAGTTTTGTACTCAACACCTTCTGCAAGTGAGGATAACTTCTCTTTTTGTGAATCAGTCAAGTCTTTCGACGCTTCTGATATCACATTACTTCTCTTAAGAGTTTCTAATTCTTCAACGATGTCCATATTTCTAGAGACCTCACTGTCGAGTTTAGATTCCATCTCATCGAGACGATTTGCGAGTTCATCGATAACATCGTACTTATCTTCAGGAACGTCAACATAATGTTCTACGAACAATGTTTTTAATCCTTCAATAAATCCTTCTGTCATTTCTGACCTCAAACCACGTTCAATTGCAAGTTCGTTTTCTTTCGTCCACTCTTCTGCACAATATGTTAAGTACTTGTCTACACCTTCCGCAAGGTCAGCTTTAACAGTCTCAACTGTGGTTTTTAATTCTGCCTGATACTGAGTATCAAGGTTTTCTTTAATTTCTGCAACTTTTGAAGTCACTGCAGCTTTAAATATTGTTTTTGCTTTTTCAGCATTTTCTTCTGTAAGTTCTAATGCTTCTGATATTGCTGATAGGTCGTCATCTATTTCAATTTCAACAAGAGAAGACTCTAAGTCTGCAGTTAATTCTTCTTCGATTGAATCTTCCTTAACTTCTTCTTTATCTTCTTCTTTCTTAAAACCTTCTAGAACTTTAGCAACTGCTTCTTCGTCCATAGACTTCAAAGACTCTACTACTTTTCTTGCTGTTTCAGCTTTAGTCAAACTTTCGTCAACCTCTTCTTCTGATACTGTTCCCAGTACAGATGAGATTTCTTCCTTAGTCATTTCCTTCATGTTGTTGACGATAGCTTTAATAGATTCCATTTTAGTAGATTTGACTTCGTCTTTTTTAGACTCTTTCTCATCTTCTTTTAACTTCTCTGCTTTTTCAGCTTTTCCAGCATTTTTCTTCTGAGCATCACCTTCGTTTGAAGGTGCAGTCTCAGCTTTCTTGATAGATGCTACTGCTTTGTCAACAGGATTTTCTTCAGGTTTGACGACTTCAACTTTGCCTTGACCAATAGTCTCAGCATCAGATGAACCTTGTTTGACTGGTTTACTATCACCTTTTTCTGACTTAGAATCAGGTTGAACACCTTCTTCCATAGTCTCAACTACTTCCGTAGTTTCTAGGTTATTTTCTAACTCTGCCATTTTTTTCTCCTGTTTTAGATTATATTTAATCTATTCTATTTTATTTATATGTTATAGACTCTCAACGAACCTTTTCCATAGATTTAACTTAGTTTCTTCTAACTTATTTAGTCGTGTAGATTTAAGGGTTCTTTGGAAGTCTTCTGCTTGTATAGCAGTTAACACCCCATTTGTTCCCATTATCCACTCAACCCCTTCCATTATACCTTCGACAAATGCCTCAGGAGCGGATGGGTCAGCGACTATGTCACCTGCAGTTGCAAGTTGAAAATCGCCTTTAACATATTGTGCATTACCTTTTTGTTCTAGTGAACCTAGACCTCTAGATGATACACCTAATTTAGCACCATCATTGATAAGAGCTTTTACAATCTCACCATTAGGGGTACTTAAAATCTTTGCTTTACCAACATAGTTTGACCCTTCTAGAGTCAATGTTTGGATAAGATGTGATACTTTATCAAGATTGATGGTTGGCCCTTCAGGGTGTCCCAACTCACCGAAAGCACGTTGCTTCTCAACGAACTCTTTGTTGTAACGATTTACTTCTTTCTCCATAATTTCTTTTGGATAGACTCTACCGTTACGGTTTTTGATGTCTGCTTGCATGAAAACACCTTCAATAAAATAGTCTTTCTTA